AGTTAGCGGTTGGAATGTTTCCAATTACGCCAGCTCCTGGATCTGTTACGCCGCCAATGTTGCCAGCTGCAACGGCTCCTTGACCTTGGTATAGACCTGGTGCTGGATCGCCGTATTTGCCAGACTCACTTGGCTGATTCTTTAAAATTTCTTCTGACATTGTATATTTCACCTCCATTTTTCTTTTTGTTGTTATGCGAATAGGTCGGACTTTGTGAGGAAACGTCCACCCCATAGTGGTTTTTGCTGAGCCTTTTCGAAAATTGGCTCCTGCACGATCTCTCCGAGATCGCCAGACTTACGGAAAGCGGTATCTTTTTCCACTGCGTCCACACGCTTTCCAAACTCATTCTTAACTGAATCAACATCATGCTTAACACCTGTAACTGTCTTGTTGAGTTCGTCTACCTTCTCATTAAGAGCCTTAATGGTGTCAGCAAGCATGGTGAATGTTGACTGAACTTCCTCAACAAGTGCCTTGGCTACTTCATTCTCCTCAGCCCTCATTGACTTTTCTTCCATGACTTCCTCTTCTTCCATGGACTTTTCAGTCATCTCTTCTTTATCATCTTCTTCTTCAGTTGTAATCTCAACTTCTACAGCCTTTTCGACTTCTTCATCAGACATCTTAGCTTCTGATTCAGACTTCTCAACTTCTGGTTCTTCAGATTTCTCAACTTCTGTTTCGGATTTTTCCATTTCAACTTCTACAGCCTTCTCTACAGTTTCTGTAACAACTTCTGCTACATCTTCTGTTGGGGCTACTTCTGTATTTTCATTTTCCATCTTGCTTACCTCCTTTGCGTCATTTTTGATAGTAGAAAGAATAGACTTTACTACCTCTGCCTTTTGAGCATCATTAGTCTCAACGAAACCAATGTTGTCCATACCTTTGTCGCATCTTGGACAATCAGATGAGCCATTAGATGATAGCTGAACTATATCGTCATCATTGCACCAAAATACGTTTTCAATTAGGGCCTTAGAAAGATACCCTCCAGTATGACCCTTTTCAATGCTGATGACATTGGCGTATTGATTTGCAGGGTTATCTACTAGAGATAGCTCAAAAAGATCGTAGTCTTTAATGATTCTAATAGACTTATTCATGTTTTCATCAAAAGCATCCTCGTAATCCTTTACGCTACCACCAATTGAAAAGCCTGTTAATGTGCCATCAAGAACCTTTTCCCATGTATCTTGAGCACCTTTGCTTACATATGTAGAAACATAAACTCCTTTATAGAGCTTTCCCGTTTCTTGATCATAGAATGAATCTTCCCTGAAAGACACTAGCTTGCCAACAGCCTTCTTGTCATCGTGCATTTCTCTAATGTTTCCGCGAAACTCCTCAAAAGCCTTTATGCTAGCCTCTGATGGAACTATATCCCCTTGACGATCAATGTTATCTAGAGTAGCAAATCCAGAAACGATTCTTCTCTCTATATCAACCTTTGCAATTGGCATTGAGAGTCTTAGGTTGTTCCCCTCAGACTCCCAGTGTGCTTTAGAAATTTCCATATTATATCCCATTATACAGCATTTTTATCAAATTGTTACTGTGTTGACCTTCCCTCACCTTGAGGGTTCCTTCCAGTGGTTGTAGCAATGCTATCTGATGCATTATTCATTCTTTCTGCATCTCTTTCTCTGTTGCCTGCCAAGTTTGCACGAGCGTCAGTTGCTTGTCTTGGAGTCATCTCAAAAACTTCATCTCCACCTGGCCTTTGAGCTAATCCAATTTGCTCTCTTGCTTCATTTGGAGTCATAACTTGAGTTTTAATATACCTTTCAAGCATTTGTGATTGTGCAACTTCATCTGTCAAAGTTAGTTCGTTAAACTTAAGGTTGATGAGATCTGTCTTTGTTTTTACAATCTTGTTAACCATTTTTTCAATATATCTTTGTGCTGGTCTGGTTACTTGTTCTTTAAATGTTCTATCCTGAGCCATGGCAGCCGCAAGACCTCCTGCATCAACCCCACCAAGCTTTGAAAGAGGGACTTGGTGAGCCATTAAGATGTCATCACGATTCTTTTGGTGATAATCATTAAATGATGCTTCCTGAACATTTGCCTCAATTGGCACCATTTGAAAGTCAATGGCATTTCCTTGAGAATCTGCAGGAAGTGGCACATAAAGTGTTCTATGATTCTGTCCTTTTAGTCCAGTTTGAAGAAATCTAAACAGTCTATCCTCTGACTCACTATCAAGTCTTGCTCCCTTAACTACAACAATATATCTTGGAACTGCTTTATTTTCAAAATAGTCAATGTTAAATTGTGCGGCTAATTGATCTCCCTTAAGTGATAAATAGGCTGAAAGAATATCTGGTACACCATAAAATGTATTCAGTGGTGAGTAAGCCTTAAAATGAATTACTTCGTTTGGACGAGGGTCGTCTGTTATTGGATTTGGATTTGTTGCTCCAAAGTTACGGAAATAAACAATTTTTCCAGCAATAATCTGAGTGAATCCATCACGAATGCGGCGGACCCTCATTGTTGTTGATGGAATGTGTCCCACATACCCAACGTCCCCTGCTACCGTTCTGCCAACTTCTAGGTATCCGTTTCCTGTTGACTCAAGATCAAGAAGAACTTTCTCCATTGTTGTTGTAAAGCTGTCATCATCATTTAAGCTTTCTATCCATTCCATTGCCTCGCCCTTTAATCTATCTAAGCGGCGGCGAGCCTTTTGCATAGCTGTTTCGTTTTCCATTGACTCAATCCTAAGGATAACGTCTTTTGCTACATCAAACTTATAGCCAAGGCCAACGGTATTAGATACCTTCGCATCGATTGCTGCATGGTTTGCAAAGTTTGTGTCATAAAAATTAGCAAGCTCATATAAGTTATAAGGTGGCGTTATGACATCAAAAAGACCATATCCATTTCTAAATATCTCTCCTGGGTTCATCTGCTTTGACTGAACGCCGTCCACACCCGTTGACCTTGTTCCTGCTGAAACAGCGTATGAACCAGTTGCCCTACCATCACGATCTACGGGAATGTTGATGGACTTCTCTATCTTGTTCTCTGTTCTGCTGGTCCTTCTCTTAAAGTTGGTGTTTAGACCGTTATAGTCTTTTATTTCTTCCCAAGATTTATTAAAAGGATCTTTTGCTAAAAATTCGTCTTCTATCTTAATGTCATCAGAATACTTTATTGCAATCTGTTCTTCCATTAGTCTTGAGCTCCGTGTCTCTTTAGTGTTTGCTGAGCATCATATACTGCACCCATATCATTCAAATTTGGAATAAGTCCATTTTTCATTCTGTCTACCTGCTCAGAATAACCTTCATCGCTTATCCTGCTAATACCAGCATAGAACCATGGCGTCCCTTCTGGTTGTCCATAGTGTGCTGCGGCTCTTCTAATCTCAGCAATCTTCGATAAGTCATGCTTCATCGATGGAATATTTAATAAGTTTCCGTCACCATCATGAAAAAGGTGTCCACTTGGAAGTTTCCAGAAATATAATCCCCAATCATACCCTTTATCTATGATTGTGGCTTTTGATTTACCAACTTTTGGTTTTCTAGTGTTACTCATGGTTAAATTATAGCAGATTATACTGGTTTAAGGATATAGGATGGCTCAGCCCACACCGTAGAGGAGAATACACTAAATTGATCATTGACCACTGACATTCCAGTATTATCGTCAATGACAATGATATTGGTTCCAGTATATGTTGAGTATATTTGTTTGGGAGTTGTAGAGAATTGTCTTGCCTCTTCTAATACATAAACCTCTTTCCATTTATTTGGAATATCAAGTGATCCATTTTGATCATACCAGTATTGCCAATCAACTATGTTTAATGGATCTACTTCTTGATCTCCATATAACACATCCTCCCAAGTTCTGGCAATAGTTACACCAAATTCATTCAATCCAGTTGACTTAAAGAAAGATATGTTGCTATATGTACAGCCAAATAATAAATTCAAAGATCCAGAAAAATTATTCATATCTAGGGGTTCGTCAAATGAAAAAGCTATAACATTCCATTCATCTTTTTCTATATATGGATTTTTAACCTTTATTCCATTTTGATAAAAAGATATTCCAGAATATTCTTCTTTTGTATATTTATCTCTTGCTGATACATAAAATCTTTCTATACTTTGTCCTGGAGTTATTGTGAACTCTATATCTCCATCTTTATGTGTTAAATAAAACATATTCTGTGTTGTCGATATTGTTTGAAATATATCGTATTTCATAAATAATTGAAATGCTCCAAGCAAGTAGCTTGGGCTTCTATTTTTATTTATTGGTATTAATGATCCATATTCAGTCTCAGCATCTGTATCTAATATCTTTATTCCAGTATTTTCTGTCAAATATAGATACGGAAGGTTTTGTTTACCTATCATAACTGGGTTTTTTGATTTTCCATTATAATAAATACCAGTTTTTACATATGGGTATATAGGAGTTCCTGTTTTAGTTCCAATAGCTGTAAGAGAATTTTGATTAAGTGATTTTGATGTAATTTCTAAATTCTTTACCTTCAATGGATTGCTTATTATTCCATCTTGTTCAATTTCAAAATGAACAACCATAGCAACATTTTTAAAGTTAATTGTCTTTGGTGGGTAGATTATTGTTCCATCAATTACTCTAAACTTTGTTCTATAGGCTTTGTATGGGTCGGCATTAGTATTTTCATTATCCGCATAAACTGTATAGGAGTCGGTTAGATTTTTTGTATAGACAAAGCTTGACAATGGTTCATCAGCTCCCTCAGCAAGTAATTGAAAGGTGACATATGCATCAAGGGACGATTGAGATGTGTCAATTTGATATTCTGTAATAATATTTGCTGTAAGATCTGCATAATCTATATATCCCGAAAGTGTTGAATTGTCTAAAATACTATAATTCTTTTGAATTGGATCATTGTAGGCTTCAAAAAGCTCTTGATACGTCCAGTCTGGATTATCTACAGAAGTCTCTACAACACTTATTAATGACGGATATCCAAAATTAAATTGCAAATAATCTAAATCATAAGATTGCTGATCGCTATTTGTTGTTACATATGATGCAAAAGATGATAAAGGAAAATACTCTTCCCACTGAGATGCTACAGATATGTCTAGGAAAAATGCATTATATCTAAAGAATGGTGAGAGTGTATAGGAAGCATAGTGACCTGCCAGCAAAGCTTCATCTGTATTATCTGTAATTCCATTTTCTTGAAAATGTTCAGATATTGATTCATAGTTCGCTTGATCGGAAAATCCTATCCTATATATCTTCCCCTCAAATGTTGAAACTCCGTCTCCTCCAACAAACATAGACAAAACCTCTGGAGACCCAAAAAATGAGGACAGCTCATAGTTAAATGATTGAGAAATTGTTGGTATGTGAAATCCTACAACAAAGTGACTATTAGCCACGGTAAATCCAGTGCCAGATAGCTCTTGACCATCAAATTCATAAGTTATGTCGTATCCAGTAATATTTATCTCAAACCTTTTACCAGTAAGAGTATTCACTATATGTATGAGTGGCCTTGTGTCTTCTACCTCTGACTCTACCTCAAAAACTCCATATATTGAACTTAGTGGATTAGACAAAAATGTTAAAGATGGAAAGTTTAAATAACACTGTTCTGTCCAGTTTGTTCCAGTTGTTGGAACCCACGCACCATCCTCAATGTTTGGTCTAAAAGATATATTCTTAGCATGATTCCCACTTGGATATAGAAGATCGTTTAAGTCTTTACAATCTGAATACCATTCAACAACATCTCTTCCACCTAAATATATCGTGGGCAACGAATATTGTGGTACAGAGATATGGTTTGTATTTGCAACAAGGTTATTGTAGTATCCCGCATCCCATCTTTCCATATCTGGATAGACCTTGTTTACTGTGTAGTTTGCATTTGCAAAATTAATTATTGCTTCTTCACCATCAAATGAATCATTAATCAATTCGAGAGGGTCTGTTCCTTGCCCCCAGACGAAACGCTTTCTTGCAACCTGAAGAGGTATTGCATAAGGAAAGATAGATATGCAATCAATTTCCATAAGACTTATGTCTTCATAACTATAAAAACCTAGCCATTCACTTTCAGAAAGAGATATTGTATTTTTATTTACCTCTACTTGAGCAACCTGTTCACCATTAATAAGCATATAAAAAGTATTTCCCTTTATGTATATATGAACAAGCATGGGTCGATACCAATATGAAATGTTGTGTGAAGAGAATTTTCCATCAACGACAAGAGTGATGAATCCCTCACTTACATAAATACCATCATTTGTGTCTATTGGGCCAACAATCCTTCTTGACTCTTTTGTGGATGGCCTAGTCTTTAGCCAAAATTCTAAAGTAAAGTCTTTAGATATTCCATCAGTTGTAAAGAATCCTTTATTTGGAAAGATGAAGGATGGAGATCCATCTGATGATGCGTATATCTTTGTAACATTTTCAGATCCAAAAATCATTGGAATTCCCTTATTTTTTGCAAGAGCTTTTCCATTTTCAGAAACAAAATAAGCATTTTGAGAAAGTATTCCATACTGATCTGATGAAACAACTTTATTTAATAGTCCAGAAGATAGTGGTGCATCTTCAAGTGTTGCTCCCAAACTTTCAGAAGTAAATGATTCTGACCATTGACCCACGGTAATTCCATTAAATATAAAGTTATAGTCTCCAGATGATCCGCCTGTATTGATCTTGGCTCTAAAAATTATATGACAATAGTCTGCATCAAATTCCTCTATAACAAAAGTATCTTGAACGTGAACCCACTCTCTTCTGTTTGTGGTAGGAACTATTGTATAGACTTCAATCCAAGATGATGTATTGTCATCATAATATTCATATCCAATTTCATATTCAGATACATATATAGAATCTTGATACACATATGCACTTATACAAAATGTTTTAAGCTCTTCACTACAATCACTAAAAAGAAAAGTATCTGGACTTTTTGCTTCTATGTATGTTCCATCAGATAGTGGAACATCACCCTCTATTCCAGCATAAATATCGCTATCAAAGGGTGATCCGATATTTGGAAGTTCTATAGAGTCATTAGCTGTTCCATTTGTTATGCTCCATCCAACATAAGGAGAATCTGCCTCAAATCTTCTCTGCTGATTTGTAATTAAAGAAATATATGGAAAATCATCATCAATAGGCCAAATACCTATCGGATGTTCTGAATATAGCTTTGCTGCGTACATGTTAGAAATGTTTGTCATTTACTCTCCTAGTTAATTATAGCAAAGCGGGGCAGCCTCAAACGCTACCCCGCTCCGCAACCAACCTATTACGCAGAAACTAGATCTACAACATCACATGCTCCAGCAGTACATGCTAACTCCTGTGAGCCAGAAGTTGTATCTTCTAGTTCATAAAGTGGAAGTGATTGCCAAGGAATGTTTTCTGGCATTGACTTCAAAAGTTTTTCATACTCTTCTTTTGTTATTTCTTGATACGGTGCCTGCTTGTATGAATGCTCAGAAAGTGGTAGGAACGAAACCCCACCAATTGAGTCAAAGTTCTTGAACACCCAAGCGCCCACATCAAGCCACTCATCCTCTGCAACATTAATTGTTACAGATGGATTATGCTCTGTCCAGTGTGTTCGATAAGTTTTCCAAACCTCAAGGTGGTCAATTGCTGACATGTCCTTGGTCACAGTGGCACCCTTGGGAGCCTTAATTGGAAAATAGAAAACTGTAGTCATGTCTGGCTTCATTACGTCAGGCTCGTTTGGAACACCAAAATCCTTAAGGAATGCTGTTAGTGGGTCTTTATTGTCTGCACGAACAGACCTAATGTAATATTCTGAATACCATGGATGGATTCCGCTAGATACCCCAGTAAGCTGAGAGACAGTTCCAGAGGGCTTTACGGTGGTGATAGCGGTAGAATGATTGATTCCTAACTTATCTGCCTCAGCTGCATTCTCTCCAACAGCAACCTCCCTCAGGCTATCAAGCAGGCTTGGAAGATTCTTGTGAAGTGTTCCAGTCAACTTGTTCCCAAAGATACCTGTCAGAGATACGCCAAGAAGTCTTTCTTCTTCTGTGTTTGACTGCCATGTCTTGCGAATATACTTAAATGTGCTTAGTGTTGACTGCCATGTACCTAAAATAGTTGCAATGCGAACCTTTTCTGAAAGACTCTCAGCTGTATCCTCTGCATCAATAACAACCTCTGTCAAATTACAAAACTGGTTTGCACGGAGAAGAATCTCTCCGCAGGGATTAGTTCCAGCAACTTTTGATGACTCTCTGCGACCAAACTTATCAATATGCTTGCGAACGGCATCAAGATTATAAATTCCTCTTTCACCTGACTTTGATTCATAGAGGTTTCTCCATTCACGGAGGAACTGAGCAGTATTTGGCTTTGAGTTATATACCGCTGAATTGTTAGCAAGGGCACGCTGTCCCTCTGTTTCCCACCACTGACCACTCTTAGCTTTAGCCATTTCAAAGTCATCAAGGTTTGACAGAGAGATTAGTGCTGAGCGGCGTACACCTCCCACCACAACAACCTCTCCAATTTTGCACATAAGGTCATGAGCTTCAATTGGCTTAAGTCTGCGACCCCTTGCAATGGAGAATGTTTCAACGGTAAACTTGAATAGATCATTCAATGGCTCTGGACCCGATGCCCTTCCTCCAAAAGTCTTTAGTCGTGCTCCTGATGGACGCACCTTTGACATATCCCACTCTGGGATTTGACCAGTAATAAGAAGACCAATAAGCTCCTTAAACGACTTAGCCCAACCTAATTTTGAATCTTCAACAACTATTGTTGTATTTGTTGGAAATAGCTCTTCTGCAATTACTGGAAGGCTGTCTACATACTTTTGCTCAACAGAGAATCCAACCCCAGTACCATTCATTAGGATATACATGGCCTCATCAAAGGATCTAAGGCTGTCTACGGCAATAAAAGAGCAATTGTATGCTGCGATATGGTCTCTTTCTAAAGCTGGCCCTGCAGTCATCATAGCACGCATAGAGGGCATGACCTTATGATGAAGAATTGCCTCTCTCACATCAGTGAATGTTTTTTCATCTTCCTTGTATCCATAATTCCTTACAAGGTGATTTTTCATGAAGTCCATGTAACGATCTACAGTCTCTACCCACGTTTCCCTCCTACCCTTTTCCTCAAGCCACCTTGAGTACCTTGAAACATGAATAAAATTTCTGTAAGGATCTGAGATTGATCCGTTTTCGTTAATGAACGACATACAAACACCCTTTCTAGATTTAATTTGTGAGTATTGAGTATAGCACTTTTATAGATGTAAATGCAATAACTTTGGTAACATTTTTATAAATACTGTTGCAAATAAATGATTTTTAAAATAGTGATGTTTATAACAATTTAGTTAAATAAAAATGTTGCAATTATTGGATCTATTCCTTCTGCTCCAGATATTGCCTGCCAAGATGGGGTTGATCCATCTGTTGTTAGATATTCTCCATTATGACCACTTTGATCTGGCAATCCATCGAACAAAGATATTTCAGCTTGAACAAATTCTGTTGTTGCTATCTGAGCTGTATTTGTTCCTGTACTTGCTGTTGGGGCAAGTGGTATTCCTGTTAATGTTGGAGAAATAGATAAAACTGCGTTTCCTGTTCCTGTAGAAGTCGTAACTCCTGTTCCACCATTTGCAACAGGAAGTGTTCCAGAAATATGTGTAGTTAGTGCAATCTTTCCCCATGATGGGGCTACCCCAACTCCACCAGAAATTAATGCATTTCCTGTTGCCACTCCTGCTAATTTTGCTAAAGAAGTAGCTCCAGAGGAATAAAGAATATCTCCTATTTCATAAGAGGTTAACCCAGTTCCTCCTTTATTTACTGCAATTGTTGTAGCATTCCAAGTTCCTGTAGCAATTGTTCCTAAACTAGTTAGGCTTGAATTTACAACGGTAGACCCAAGAGTTGTTGAATTAAGAACAGATACATTGTTTACCTCGTATCCTTTTCCTGTTGCAACATTTACATCTCCAGCAAAATTTGTTTGTCCAGTAGATTTTCCTATATTTATTGCTGTGGCTGCTCCACCAATACTTAGAGTAGTGGCATTGGTGTTAAATAGATTTGCAGATACTGAGTCTGTCACAAGGCTTCCACCATCAATTGCCAAGTTGTTGATAAAAGCTGGAGCAGTTAAAAAAGCATCAATATCGTCAGCAAGGGACTTTATATCCCCTGCAACATTTACTGGATCTGTTGGAATAGGATAAGTCAAAGAATAGTTGAGGGTAGATCCACTAGACATATATTAATTATAGCATTTCCATTGAATTATATTGAAAATTTTGAATTTCCCAAATATAGCTTTCCATATATAGAGGTGTTTGGTGAATCTTCATAATCTATCATTGCTTGAAGAGCACCAGATCCATAGCCTATGTCTAATCCGCCCAAATAGCTTGAATAGTCCCAAGTATACCAAAAAACATACCTGCCTCCAGCGTAATCTAGAGTTTGACTAACATAATTGTATCCATCAACATCATCGATAATATCTCCAAATGGTATATTATAATTTGTCTCTGTTATCCATAATTTAGATGGTGCTCCATATGTTGTAATTGCATCTAAAACATCTCCAAGATATTCATTCCACTTTTCAGGACCTGTACCGTTTTCTGGATAAATATGGCAAGTTACTCTATCTACGGGCCAGCCTTTGTCTTGTAGTGCTGACCACCATAGCCCACCTCTTGTCATGCCCCCGCTTGATGTCCTTGGAAGAACTGAAGCAGCTAGAACAAGTGCATCTGAATCAATACTCTTTATAGTGTTATAGGCTCTCTGAGTCATTCTTGCAAGAGCCTCTCTCATTGTAGAATCCCAAGGATATAAAAAATCTTCGAGCTGGGGTTCATTCCAAATTTCATATGCCTTTATTTTTCCTTTATATCTTGTTGCAAGCTCCCATATAAATTTATTCCATTCATCATACCCATTAGAATATGTAGTTCCATATCCATCTATGCCACCAGAAGAAGATGGTAGAGAGTTTGAACCTACACCTATCCACTCTGCAGCATTTTCCTGATCTGGATCTCTAGCTATCCATTGTGGACATCCACCTATTGTAAAAACTATATTCTTTCCTACATAAACTTCATCAATCAAATAATCAAGCCTTGTCCAATCATATACATCTACTCCTAAGTGTATCTGTCTCCAATATGTTTGATTATCCCAAAATCTTATCCAAGATATTTGAGATGGTACTGAAAAATTGTCCTCATTAAAATGCATTCCGATCATTGCTATACATCCTCCAATGGATATGGTGGTGGATTATCTATTCCTTGAGCCCACTTATTTTTGGGTGGTAGCCATCTCATAAGCTCATCATTCCACAAACACTCTTCATGTGGTTTTTCTTCATTATAGAAACAATTTCTTGCTTTATCCCATATAGATCCAATTGATGCTACATTTTTCCTAAAATTATTATTATATGAAGTTTGAATCCATTTTCCAACAAATCCATTATCATTTAAATACTTCTCGCCTATTGCATCTGCATCTGGATAATCTTTTCCATCTAAAAATTCATTATCTACTACAATCACATCAATAACTTTGTTATTTTTATCTATTTTAGCAAAATGTGCCATCAGACTTTCACCCTTATTAATACTATCCCACTATTTCCATTTGTACCGTTATTCCCACCATTTCCAGTATTTGCTGTCATTGGCTTTCCAGCATTTCCTCCACAACCAAGCTCTCCTGGTGAACCCCATTGAGATCCTGGATTATATCCTACACCATTGCCATCTCCAGCCACCCCTCCAGCAGCACCATTTCTACTATCACAATTACCCCCACGCATCTGTGCCCCGATTCTTCCTTGATAATACATACCTAAAGATGGAGCTCCTATACCAGAATTTGAATATGATGAACCGCAAGCGCCTCCACCACACATTCTGTCCCTATATTGAGCTCCAGGAGCTCCACCAACCGCTGCTATTCCATAAAACTCAGAAGTTCCTGCTGGATTAGACATAGATAAATACGTTGCTGTTCCTGTTCCAACTCTAATGGGCCAAGTACCTTCTGGAACATACAAACTTGTCCTCTCTACTTGCCCCCCACCACCACCAGCGCCACCAGCGCCATCTACAACATTTCCAGCTCCTCCACCGCCTTGAACCAAAACATCTAGGACCCCTCCCGATGATATTGTAACCGATCCTGCTCCAGTAAATTTATACACAACATAGCTATCTGAACCTATAGTTACATTTGTGGTTGATGATGCAGTACTTGATGAAATTATAGCAGGCTGATCTGCACCACCAATTCTAATGTCTCCCAAGTATAACTTTGTGATAGTCATTATGGTGTCACCACATACAGGGTAGCAGGATCTTTAGTTACAATTGCATCATATTCTGCCTGAGTTAAAGCAATAATATTAGAAACTCCATCTCCAGTTACTTTTTCAGAAAGGAAAGACGATATTGTTGATACCCAATTGCTGCCAGTATAAACAAATGTCTCAAGGGTATCACTATCTACCCACAAATTTCCTGTTGCTGGGTTGGTTGGAGCATCTGATGAATAGGATGATCCTCCCAAAATTTCATGACCATCATAATAAAATTTACCATCCTTGTTTACCCAAGATAGGGCAGTTCCTGATGAATTCTGCCATTCTTGAATATTTGCTGTCTGAGATGATTGAGATCTTACTGTTATACCTTTATGTGATGCATTTCCTAAAACAATATTTAAACCAGTAGTGGTTGCCTGAGTTGTTGATCCAAGAGTTAGGTATCCAGCCAAGTTCATATTTCCTGCTATGCCAATTCCACCAACACTTACAGATGAGGAATTTTGCCATTGCTGCAGTGGAGCAGTTTGAGATGATATGGCCCTTATTGTAATAGGTATTGTTGTTGTTGATTGTCCAATAAGTATATTTGGTGCTAGAGTCTGAGAAATAAGTTCTACATAAGATCCACTTAATCCAGAAAGCTGAGATTCAGCAGCTGATAATCTTGTATCAATTCCTCTAAAATTTCCTTCAATACTGTCGTCTGGAATCTCTTCAGTAGACCAATCATCAACCCCATAGTGATAAACCTTTAATGCTTCAACTATTGTTGCATCATCTGAAAGTGTCGGTATACGACTTTTATACTGATATCCTACTGGCTGAGACATACAAGATCACCTAGCATAATTATACCACCGTGATTATGGTAGCTATATCTATTGTTTCTGAATCAAGACTTGACCAAGATCCGCTCTCGTATTTAATTCCCTGCAAGACGATCTCAAGATTATTTGATGATATTGTTTGTGATGAAATAGTAAGAAGGGTTGGATCTAAATTAATAGCTCTAACGTTTATAACATAATCATATGCGCTAGAAACAACTACCCCGCTTGGTATTATTTCTGAAACTGGAACTGTTATTGTCGAAAAACCAGAAGTAAATGTGGTCTCAATATTTCTTGTGTACATTGGTGGACTCATTCTTAAAACTTGGTCCCAATTATTTCCAGATACTTTTGGATTATAAATATAAAGCCATCCATAGTTTGCTCCTGCAGAAGTATTTATATAAATATCTCCATCAACAGGATTTATGCTTTCCCCAAACACATTTTCTGCTACCACATTATCATTTGGATTTCCAGATCCTGCATAAAATGTTGCACCTCTTGCACCCTGTGGACCAAAATCAACACCAACCTCAATCAGCGCTGGTGGAGCAAGAACAACTATGTCATCAGAATTAACCACAACGTCAAAAATATTAACTGTCATGGTGTTGTGATATCCCCTGTAACAGATATGGTTCCTGTAAGAAGTGTATATACTATATTGGCATTTTCTTTATCTTGAATAGAAACATCGTAGTAGTATGTTGTTCCTGGAGTAAGAGAGTTTCCTACATCTGGTCTAATTTCACAGGTAATTGAATTATCTCCAATTGCCGTGCTTCCTCCTTGAGTATTGCCAGCAGCGCCATTTCTGGAGGTAGAAATTCTAAAATAAGCATCATAGGTTGTATCGTCTACTGGATAAATATCTCCTGCAGTTGTTTTTGGACGAATTACAAACTGATAAAGATCACCCTTATAGTATCTAATATTATAATTTCCAGGAAAGCTCATATTTAAATTATACCATCCCTACCATCGAACTTCATCGTCTCTTTCTGCAAACACTGGCTCTTCCACCTTCATACCATTGATATTTAGAGATATTTCATAAGCTCTTGTTTCTGTAGACTTTTTCTTATTACCTTCTTGATCAAGCCAAGAGACTTCCTTGATCTGACCCTGAATAGTTACAAGTTGACCTTTTGACAATGATTTAATTGCTTTTTCTGCTAATCTATCCCACGCGACTACCGTCCAACCAGAAGTATTAATGTCCTCCCAGTCTCCACGATCATTCTTCTTTCGATCTGATGTGATCAATCGAAACTTTGCCTTTTGTGTTCCATCAGACATTATTCTTGTTTCAATATCTGTGCCGATACGTCCTGATAATACAATATTTGGGTTTGACATATTATTCCTATCTAATAGTTTTTTATATTTTATGCTAAAGAATTATCAAAGTCAAGCCATTGACCAATAATTCTTTCTTCGCTTCTATATGAACTAATACCCTCAATTTGTTCTTGTGGGTCAAACTCACCATTCTTCATAATATTGATAGCATTTCTTAGATTGTCTGCATAGTCTTTTACTACCTCATCCATTGATTGTTTAGAAATAAAATCAACCATCATTCCATACCCGCGAGATGTTTCTGGCAATGCTCC